TAGGCCACGACCTTGACCGTGCGGCTCGGCCCGCTGCCGCCCTCGATGAACTCGGCGGGCGTGCCGTAGGCCTGGATCGCTTCCTTGGCGGTTTGGGCGATCGCGGCGAAGTCGATGGTGGGCAGTGCCATCGCTAGAGATAGAGCACGCGGTAGCGGTCCAGCACGCCCACGTAGGCCTGCAGCTCCGGCGGTGCTTCCGACACGTCGAACCCGCCCGTGATGCCGCCGCGCTCGGCGGTCGACCCGGTCTCGAATCCGATGGCGATCGCGCCTTGGCCGAGGCCGAGCGTCTTGATCGGGGCCGCGCCCGCCGTGGGCGTCGCCCCGGCGGCGGAACCCTCGCCAAAACCGCCCTTGACGCCCGTGCAGCGCGCGAAAGCATCGGCGAGATCCTCGGGCACGGCGTCGGGCGCAAAGCCGCCTGAGTACGTCACGGTGAACAGGCAGCCATAGAAATGACTGCCGACCGGGAGCGGCTCGATCCATCCGGCGGCCTTGTTGACGAAGAGCGTGTCGATGGCGAGCGGGTTGCCATCGAGCAGGGCCTCGGTGATCGTGTCGATCGGGAAGCGGAAGAGATACTCGCGCCGACCGGGAAACTCGAAGTTCTCCTCGATGTCGGCGCGCGCCTCGAGGCCGCGCTGGCAGTAGCCTTCGAACCATGCCGTGACAATATCGCCCGCCGCCGTGAGCGCGGCGTCGTGCGTGGTGTCGGCGGCGTCGATGCCGAGCCGCGCCTTGATGTCATCGAGACTTAGGAGCATCGGGCATGAAGATCCAAATTTGTTTGTGCTCCGAGTGCTCGCCCTTGCACACGGCCTCGGTCGTCACCGTGTGCTTGATCGCGCAGTCGCCCGTGGTGTGAATCGACCCGCAACTCGCGAGTGCGAGCGCGGCTCATGGGATCACGGCTCGTGTCGTGTGCGTCATGGGTTCGGCTCGCGGTCGACATCGTCCTCGGGGATGCAGGCGGTCACGATCGAGTCGGGCGGATCGTTCGCGATGGCATGGAGCAGGGCGAGCGATTTCGATTTTTGAGCGATCATCGTCAAGGAACTCACCCGCCCGACGAATAGAACCATGTGGCCGCCACAGGGCAACACCTCGCGCACGTACTCTCGCAGGGCGCCGCCGCACGCTAGGAGTAGGAAGGCGAGCACGAGCGGCACGAGATCACCTAGCCGTCGGCGCGGTGAGGAGAACATCCCACTCGCCCGGTCGTGCGCCCGGAACACCGGGGCCGTCGTGCAGGGCGAGCCAAAGCGCGTGATTGTGGTTCACCACTTCGCCGGAGCTGTAATGGCGCGCGCTGTCGTAGCGCCCGCGCCATAGCCCGAGCACGCCCGCAGGTCCCGCGGATCCGCGCTCGCCCGCCTCGCCGCGTTCGCCTTGGCGGCCCTCGCGTCCCGGCGCGCCGGTTTCCCCGCGCTCGCCGCGCTTGCCGCGCTCGCCGCGCTGGGCGAGGAGAATCCACCCGTCGCCCGTGCCGGGTTCGACGCCGTGCACGTCGTCGTGCGCCGCGATCCACGCGCACCCGTTCCACGTCGCCAAGTCGCCGCACTGATAGCGCCGCTCCTCGAGATACTTGCCCGTCGGGTTCGGGGAGCGGTCGCGCACCCGGATCGTGATGCGGTCGCCGGTCGAGAGTTCGATCTCGACCGCCTGATAGCGCTTGCCCTCGGCGACGAGCGAGCGGGCCTCGCTCTGGATCTTCGCGAGGCCGATCACGAGCGGCAGCCACGCCGCGGCGGTTCCCGGCACGCCCTGCGTGCTCGCGCGCGCTTGCCAGCATCCGCCGCGATGCGTGACGACCGCGAGTTGCGGGTAGGCCTGATCCGCGCGCCATTCCTGCGTCGGCGGGAATTCGCCGTCGCGCCCGTCGATGCCGTCGCGCCCGTCGCGCCCGTCGCGGCCCGCGATGCCCGTCTCGCCGCGCGGTCCAGGCTCACCGGATGAGCCTGCCGCGCCTTGCTGGCCGCGCTCGCCGTCGCGCCCGTCGCGCAGCGTCAAGAGCCGCTCCTCGGCGCGCGAGAGCACGAGGCGCACTTGCTCGGCGAGCTCGGCCACTTGCGCGCGCATCGCCTCGGCCTGCATGTAGGCCGCCTCGGCGCGCGAGCGCACTTGCAGTTCGACATCGGCGAGCGTCGCCTGCGCGGCCTGCGCCGCGTGGCGCGCCGCGCTCGCGTCGCCTTGCTCGATCGCGGCGGCGATCCGGCGCGTGAGATCGGCGCGCAGCTCGCCGAGGGCCTCGCCGATCACTTCGAGTTCGGCTTGATTCATGCGGCCTTCCGTTCTTCGGCGCGCCGCGCCGCGCGCTCGAGCACGAACGCGGCGAGGGCCTTCGCATCCTCGGCTGCCGCTTCGTCGGTGGGTGCGTCGCCCGCATCCTCGGCGGGCGGTGCCGCCGGGGCGGGCGGCGGGGCGGGCGCGGGCGGCCCCTTCGCCGCCACTTCGAGCGGGACCATCTGCTGCTGCACATAGACCGAATCCCCGCCTGAGACCGGCGGCAAGGCCTCGCGCAACCGCACTTCGTTCGGCTTGAAGATCCCGCCTTGAATGCCCTTTGCGTAAGCTTCCATGCGGGTGTCTAGCTCGGCCCGCATGAGGCCGCCCTCGATGTCGAACTCGACATACTCGCGCACGCCGTCGAACGCGAACAGGCGATTGAGGGCCGCCTCGACGTGCTCGAGATAAAACCGGAGCGACGACTGATAGAACGTGCGGAACATCTGCTCGGTATTTCTAAACGTGGCCTTTTCGAGATCGCCCAGCATGTAGAGCGGCACCCGGTAGGCCATCGCCATGTCGCGCACCGTCATGCGATAGGTGTCGATGATCTCGGCGTCGACCGCGCTCATCGTGACCGCCTGCCACTTGTATCCGGGCGGCATGATCGGGGTCTTTCCGATGTTCTCCTCGGCGGTGCGCTTGTCCCAATCGCTCGCGAGCTTGTCGCGCTGCGTCGGCTGCAGCGGCTTTAGGTTCGTGTCCATCTGGATCACGCCCGAGGGCCGCCCCATGTTCTGGAAGAACTGGGCCGAATGCGTCTGGATCATCGAGCCGGTGAGCGCGCTCGCCGCGTAGGCCTGAATCGGGGTCTCGCCGACGAGCGGATGCCGGCGGCAGTTGATGCGGAGCGCGAGCACGTTGCGCGCGGGCGTGCGCACGCCGCCCGCGAAGAGGCCGTCGCCGAAGTCGCCCACGTCGTAGAAGATCGCGCCCGTGTCCGGGTCGACGACCGGGGTCGTGCTCTTGGGCGGCAGCGGATGCAGCGTGTCGATCTCGGCGCGGGCGTTGCGCTCGGCGAGCGCGTAGGCCGCGCCGTTGAAGAGCAGGCCGCGCGTGAGATAAAGGAAGAAATCGGAGCGGGTCTGATACTCGTTCGGGTTGTTGAGCACCCGGTGCGCCGCGCTCGTCGTCACTTGCTCGCGCGCGCCGCGCTCGTTCGTGCGCCAGTGCCCGATCTGAAGGCTCGCCATCTCTTGCGAGAGGATGTTGACGCACGAATAGGCCGCCGTGTTGGCCGACACGTCGATCGACTGCACGCGGTCGAGGCCCTTCTGCCAGTAGTAGCGGTCCCACTTGAAGGCCTCGCCGAGCGAGACCCAGCTCCGGAGCATCGTGCGCCCGACGAGCACGCGCCACGCGGCGACCATCCGAGCGGCGGCGGCGTGCGGCACGATCCGGAGATCCATCGCGGGGCTTTACTTGTCGGCGCGCATGTCGCGCCGCCGGTAACGCCCGCCCGAGGGCGGGGCCTGCGTGTAGCGGGCGAGCTTGAGTTGCTCGACCAGGAGCGAGGCCTCTTCGCGCCCGACCATGTGCTTCGTGCCCACGGGCGCGAAGTCGACGTGCGTGCTCTCGATTTCGGTGTCGGGCGGCGCGCGCTTGATGATGTATCGCGTCATGGCTCGATTCGGAAAAAAGAAAGGGGTGCGGTCGATAGGGAGGAGAACGGCCCGCACCCCGGAATGACCGTCATGGCGACGGTCCGCGAAGAACTCTCACCACTTGATGTCGGTGATCCACTGCACGCCGACCTTGTGGCGCGTCTTCCACTCGGCCTCGGCGGTGAGCCGCAGGCCGACCATCTGACGCTGCCAGAACGAAGAGACCGGGGTGGCCGCGCCGCCGATGTCGGTGGCGGGCGCGCTTTCCATGTGCACCGTGGCCTCGCGCGAGAGCGAGATCTCAGGCCCCATGCCCATGCCCTTCGCGAGCTGGCTTTGATCGACGAGGGCGAGATCGTCGATGTCGCTCGCGCCGCCGCCGTTCAAGGCGACATCCATCAAGGTCGTGGTCATGACCGGGAATTTGTTGAGCGTGCCGCCCAGCAATTCCTCGCGCCAGTAGTACGCGCCGGTCGCGCTCTTGAACGACATCAGCTTGAGCTCGGTGAGCGGGTGCATGAGCCACACGGGATTCGTGAGCGGCACTTCGCCCGTGTACATGGCGGCCATGATCGCGTTGATGTCTTCCTGCGCCGCCGCCGCGAGATCGACGTTAGCCGACGGCGTGATCGGTGCCGGGGCGTTGTCGGTGTGGAAGAGGCCCGACGGCGACACGTTGGTGACGCCCGCGACCGCCGAGAGGAACTGGCGGTCGAGCACGATGGCCGTGTCTTGCAGCATCGAGTCGCGGAGGATCGTCTCGACCGAGGGCGTCGAGCGGGCGAGCAGCTCCTCGGTGACCGCCGTGATCACGCCCATTTTCTTGGGCGAGAGCACGACCGAGTCGAACGCGCCTTGCTTCACCGGGATCGCGCCGCCCTCGCCGACGAACGCACCGGGCGTGCCCGTGGTCTGACGCGGGATTCGGATCGAGTTCGTCTCGGCGAAGTTCACCGTGACGGCGGCTTGAATGCGCGCATACACCGAGCGCGGGCGCAGCAACTCGATGAAGTCTTGTTGTTGTTGCTGGATCAGTTCCGCCGCCCATCCGGTCGTCTTGGTGTCCGCCGCGCTTTGGGCCGCGCGCAGGATCGCGGCGAACTCCGGATCGCGCAGCACGTACTCGGCGGCGTCGATCGCCGACATCGAGCCTTTCTCGGCGTGGTACTTGCAAATCGCCGCACGCGCCAAGAACCCGCCCCTGAGGAGCGCTGGCCCCTTGGACGACTTGCGGCTTGTATGCGCGGCGGGCGCGCGGGTCTCTTCGTCGGTCTCGTGCGGCTGCACGGGCAGCGCGCGCGTGGCGACCAGGGATTCGGTCTCGCGCAGGTTGCGCAGGCGGGCGTCGCAGTCGCCGATCTGCGTGCGGATGCCGTCGAACTCCGTTTGCTCCTCGGTCGTGAGGGCGCGCGCGGTTTCCTCGGCGGCGTTGACGAGCGTTTCCATGCGCGTGATCAACGCGCCCCGTTGAGTCTCGACTGCTTGGATCTGTTTCGCGATCATGGCGGCACCGTTCGGATGGGAAGGGGATCGTTCCCGCGCACGGTCACGGCGCGAAGCTTCTCCAACTCGAGGCGAGCGCGCGCCGTGCTATGTCCACGTGGCACCGTGAATAGGCGCGCTTCCCACTCGGGCGGGAGCTGCAAAGATCTTGAAAGCGCGAGCGCTTCCGGATTGGCCGGGACGCTCACGATGGATAATTCGAGGAGTTCTTGCCCGATGAATTCGAACCCGATCCAGCGGCCCTCGTCGTCTTCGAGATCCTTCGGGCGTTTCGTCGGCACGAACCCGACCGACACGGCGCGCAGGATGCGCGCCTCGACGAGCCGCCATATTTTGTCGGCGATCTCGCTCACGCCCGCCGCGGCGAGGCGCGCGCGGGCGAGGAGCTGCGTGCCCTCGGTCCATATCTTGGGCACGGTCCCGATCGGCTCGTCGTTCTGATGGAAGGCGAGGAGCAGTGGATTGCGGCGGAAGTTCTTCAACTCCCACCCGTCGACCCGGATGATGTCGCCGAAGCGGTCCATCGTCTCGTCGGATGCGACGACGGTGAGTTCGCGCTCCTCGCGGTCGATCTCGACGGCCCGCACTTCGCGCCGTTGGGGCACGCCCACCGCGCCGCGCACCGCTCGAGCGGGCGGCGAATCGCGCCACACGGGCGGATCGGGGCGGGGTTCGCGGCTTGGAACTGACGGCGATTCGAACATCGGTCCTCCTCAGAGGAACCGGTGGGCCGTCGCCTCGCAGGAACTAGCGCGCCTTCGGTGGCGGGTTCGCTCGCCGCGTTCCGGGCGGCGGGCGGTTGCGCGCGTCCATGGGGGAAAGGTTTCTACTCCCGGCGCGGGGCGGCGTCAAGTCGCCGCATTTCCGCACCGCCCGGAAAAGCCGCGCCCCGGCGGGCACTTGGCCGCCCGATCAGGGCGGATGCGGGAACCGGGTTTAACCGGGTTAGACGGGGTCGCGAGGCCCACCGTCGGCAAGGGGGAACGACCAAGTTCACCGCCGACGGCGATAAAACGGCCTCGCGCCCCCATTCGCTCAAAGTGTATCGCTAGCGTAGAGATCGCCCGGTTGTTTTTAAACACGCGGGAGCCACGGTTCATTCATGTCGTTAAGGTCGGCGACGAGGCGAAGCCACTCCGACCACAGCTCGGCGCGCAACTCGGGATGATTCCCCACATACCACAGCGAGACAAGTTCGGCGAGCGCCGCACTCTGGACCTCTGGCGGCTTACCGGCCAAATGTGGTCGGATCGATTCGATGATGCGTCGCACCTCGTGCACCCGGTTATCGGCCATGCCACCCCCACGGCTCAGACAAATGTGATTATCGGATCTTCTTGGCTCGCGTCGAGCTCGACCATCGCGGCACCGATCGCCATCGCGAGCGCGACGACGCCATCGATGCGCGCCCGACTCTTGCGCTTCGCGAAAATGCGATTGTCTTGGCGGTCGCGTTCCATCACCGCGCTCGCCGCGTTCCACGTCAGGACCGGGTTGCGTTGGATGCGTAGCCGCTTGTTCAAAAGCAGGCCTTCGAGTTCGGTGATTGACTGCGGCATCCACAAGAGCGAGTCGGCGGGTTTGGCGAACCCCTGCGGGTGCTCGATCATCGGCAGGCTGATGCCCCGGTCGTCGAGTTCGCTCTGCAGGTACGGGATGCGATAGCGGTCGAAGACGACGGCCCGCAGATCGGGCAGGGCCGCCGCGAGTTCGCCGAGCCGTTCGGCGATCGGCCCATAGTCGAGAATCTTCCCCGGCACCGCGTGCAGGAACCCTTGCCGCACCCACACGTCATAGGGCACTTGATCGCGCCGCCCGCGCTCCTCGAGCGTGTCGGCGGGCGTCCAGAATTCCGCGCAGGCGATGAAGATCGGTTTCCCGTCGCCGTCCTCGCCAATCTTCGCGACCGCGGCGACCGCCGCAAGGTCGGTCGTCATCGAGAGATCGATCGCGAGCCATGCCGGGGCCTCGCCCGCGAGATCGGGGAAGGCCTCGCCTGGTCGGTCTTCCTCGCACGCGCGCCATGTCTCTCGCGCGATCCACGGGTCGGCGGCGTCGGTCCACTGGCAGAAGTGCAGACGGCGCACGCGCGATTCCTTGGCGGGCATCGCGAGGGCCTCGCGCACCTGATCGCGCAGATATTCGAGCTGGATCGACGCGCCGAGATTCGGGTTCGTCTTCACCCAGCACGACTCGTCAGTAAACGGCTCATCCTTTTCGTCGAGAGCGCACACGTAGCCGAAAAACCGGTGATCCTCGATCTGCCCGTGCGCGACCCGAATCGCATAGTCGTGATAGCGAAAGCACACGCTTTGCACGTCGCTGCCGCTATTGGTGATCATGAAGAGGAGCGGCTGCCGCCGGCCTTTGAATCCGGCGCGCATCATCTCGATCATCGTGTCGTCGCGGTGCTCGTGGATCTCGTCGATGAGCGCGCCGTGCGGGCGCGGTCCTGATTGGCCCTCGTCCGAGGCGATCGCCCGGAAAAACGACGAGTTGTAGGTGAGATTCCACGGCGCATCGCCGCCGATCCGCCGCACGAGGGCCTTGAGTTCGGGCGAGAGATCGACCATGGCGACCGCGTCGCGAAAGAGCACCATGGCCTGATCCTTTTTCGAGGCCGCCGCGTAGATCTCGGCGCGCAGCTCCCCGTCGGCGATTAGCATGTAGTGCCCGATACCCGCCGCCAACGGACTCTTCCCCGAGCCCTTGCCCGATTCGATGAAGGCCACGCGGAAGCGGCGCATGTCGTCAGAATCGGTCCACCCGAAAAGCGATCCGACGATGAAGGCCTGCCACATGCGCAGATCGAACGGCACGCCCTCGAAGTCGCCGCCGTTGAGGCAAAGGATCTCGCTGAAGAACCCGAAAACTTTCCGTAGTCGCTTGCGGTTCAAGCGATAGCCGAAGTTCGCGCGGTCCATATCCTCGAGATGCCGGCGGCAGGCCGCGCGCACGTGCGGCCCCGCGACGATGCGCCCGCGCTCGACGAGTTGGGCGTAGTGCGTTACCGGGTCGGGGCTTCGCGCCATATGTACGGGAAGCGTACACTAGGCCGATGCCCATGCCGTGGTATCTGCGCGATCTCGATGCAGGCAAGGTGCTCGCGGCGCGCGAGCGGGCGGGCATCTCTCAGGCGCAGGCGGCGCACGCGGTTCATCTCGGCTCGCGGCCCCGGTGGGCAGAGTACGAACTGGGCAAGCACTCGATCGACCCCGCCCGCTTCGAATTGTTCTTGCTGATCACCGGTCAGCATCCCGAGTACGAACTCAAACGGCGGGCGGTCGCCTCGGTTTAGTCGGCGATTGCGCCGCGAGCGCGCGATCCGCTTTGCGAATCCCGTGCATCACGCCGAGCATGAAGAACACGAGGGCGACGCCGAGCAAGAGCAAGATAATGACGACGCCAAAGAAAAAATCCTCCCCGCTCATCGCCCCGCGCCCCGCTTCAGCGTTGCGTATCCGCTTCGCGGAACCAACGGTCGAGTTCGCGCCGCGCCTCGCGAATGCCCTGCACCTTGCCGAGTAGATACATCACCCACGCGACCGCCGCGAATCCGAGCACGAGCAGAAACAGAAAGGCCGCGTCGGTCACGTTAGATACTTCGCGAGTTTGCTGCCGCCCGGAATGCGTTCCATCAGATTGATCCGCGAGCGGGAGCTGGGCGTAAACCCGAGTTCGCCTTCGAGCATCCGCATCTGATCGGTGAGGCGGCGAAACTCGCGTAGATACGGGTTCGTCGCGGCGCGTCGGTGGCCGTCGTCGCTCCGGATGAGCAACGCATTGTTGGTCGCGTTCCAGTTCTGCTCGGCGAGGATGCGCGCGTGGAAGAGGATGCAATACGCCCCGAATATCCCGCGATCGCACGCCGTCAACAATCCATCCGGCGCATCCGCCGCGAGATCCGCCCACACCCGCCGTTGATCGTCGTTGAAGTGGGCGGGAGCGGCACCCAGCGTGCCGGTCGCTTCCGGCGGATTCTTGGGCGCGCGGTCGGGCCGATACGTGCCGGTGACGAGTTTCAAGTGGGTGGGGATGGTCTTGCGCCCGCGCATGGCCGCGAATTGTACGCTTACCGTTCACCACGATCCATGCCACCCCATGGCGGAAAAACCGGAATTTTGACGCGCTTTACGGGCCAG